ACATCAGCACAGTTTAGAGATATATTTACACACTTAAAAGGTACAAGAAAACAACAAGTAAAGAGAGCATTAAGACAAGGCTATGTTCCCTTTGTAGATTCAAGAGATTATGGTAGGGTTATGGATTGGTTAGATTTATTTAAAGACCCACAATCACTTTACATTAGTGATAAATTAATTAACACATTTGAAGAGGCTTTAAGTTCTTTTGTTAAGTTTTGGGAAATTGTAAATAATGTAGCAAAAGAAACAGATGAAGCCCCAACCGAAGAAATTACTAAAGAGATTAAATCAGTAATGGGTGCTATGTTATACGAAATTGCTTTTGATTCATTAGGTGGAGATGAAAGTAAAGTTGCTCAATGGAAATGGCGTAGACAACCTCTAAGTTATTGGAAAGAGCAACAAGAAAATAATAACTATACTATTGAAAACTTATTAGTGTTATTAGAAGACCCTGATTGGAAAGTATTTATTGAAGATAATATGTCTAAAGATAAACAATTGAGAAGAAAGCATGAGGCTTTAATCAATAAATTAAAGAAACCAATTATGAAAATGACAGGTCCAATTACTCATGCTATGTTAGAAGCAACAGATATGATTAGAAAAATGGCAGGTCAAAGAATTTACAGAAGTAATTTAGATATTACCGATATTGAAGATTTATCTTTTATTATTGATATGGTAAAGAAAGAAAATAAAGTAGACATATACGGTGTAGATATTTACAATATTGTAAAATCAAATTCATCATTTAATTCATTAGCAACTAACTATGGTATTTCACAAGAAGTAGTATACAAAATTAAAGGGATGTTTAGATAATGTTAATTTCCAATCTTAAAGTACAGATTAAAGGACCTGTTTCTGAAGCAACAGTTCTTGATAATTTAGAAAGAGATTGGGGCTACCGTAGACCAAATAGAAATACTAAATCAGCAGTTACATTTAGAGATGCTAATGATTTACAATATTTTTATCCTGTAATTGTAAGTGTAGATGTTGATGGAAAACCTAACAAAGAAATGATAGGAAAAACTATTGGATATTCAGGTTGGGGTTCTTATGAAGATTTAATTGTAGATGGTGGTAATTATGTTTTAGGGTGGGCAACACCTGAACAAGAAAAAGTATTAACAGACTTAAATGTTCCTAACTTTAGAGGAAAAGGTGTAAACAGATTACAAAGAGCACCAAGAAATGAAGCAGCAAAAGCAGAAGCAATACAAAAAAATATACCTTTTAATGTAACACTAAATAATAATAATACTAGTGATTATTATGATAATCAAAGAGATTTTATTTTGAATAGTGAAATGCAACCTAAATGGGCAGTAGATAGATTAAAAGCATCAGGTAAAAGAAGATGGTATGTATATAATGAAAAAGAAGAACCGATGCAAAAAGCATGGAAACTCATAAAGGGTTGGTGATTATATTACTCTTGATTTATTATCTGAAATGGACTTGAAGATGTCCAAAGGAAATTTTAAATATTTTTTTGAAAAAGTATTAGGTTATGAATTGGCTGATTTTCATCAAGAGTGGTTAGACTTTACACAAAGTACAGATAGAACAGTTATTATTTGTAGTCGTGACCACGGAAAATCTGTTTTCTTTCATTCATGGTGTGTTTATCAATTATGTTTTCAAGAACCACCATATCAAATGTTATACATTTCATCTAACCATAAACAAACAATGGTACACATGAAAGATATAGATAGAATGTTTACTAATATACCACAGTTAAAGAAGTTTAAACCTAGAGGCGGTTGGGCAGTAGGGGCTATGCGTTTAACTAATGGTAATGAAATATTAGAGCGTTCAGTTGGTTCACAGATTAGAGGACTACACCCTCAAGAAATTATTATTGACGACCCTTTGAAAGAGTTTAGTATGACGGGTATTCAAAGAGTTACAGATTGGTTTTGGGGAGATATGATTCCTACACTTCACCATACAGCAGCACTTAGAATGGTAGGTACACCATTTACATATACAGATATATTTGCACAGTTAGAAGAAAATCCAGCATATAATGTTCAACGCTATCCAGCAATTAAACAAGATGGTTCAGCACTTTGGGGTAATAGATGGAACTTAGAAAAATTAGAAGAAAGAAAAATGGAAATAGGTTCTATGAAGTTTACAAGAGAATACCTTTGTATTCCGATTAGCACAAATACAATGTTATTTGACCCTAACCATATTAATGAGTGTAAAAATAGAGATGCTAGATTACATGCTTCAGCAAGAGAAGGGTATAGATATTATATTGGTTATGACCCTGCTATATCAGCAAATGGCGACTATACAGTAATGATGGTTATTGAAGTAGATGATGATATGAATAAACAAGTTGTTCATATGTTTAGAGCAAAGGGTCTAGATTTTAGAGAACATATACAACATATTATGGAGTTATGTAGAAGATATAGACCTGAAATAGTAATGATTGAAACTAATACATTTGCTAAAGCATTTGCTATGGAACTTAAAAATATTTCAGATTTCCCTGTTAGAGAATTTACTATGAGTAGAAAAAAGAAAGAAGAAATTATACTTAATCTACAAATGAATATTGATAACCATAAGTTAGTATTACCTATGAAAGACGAAACATCAAGAGGAGTAACACAGTTAATTGAACAAGAATTAGGTGCTTTTGGTATTAATGCTAATGGTAAAATTGAGGGTGTAGGCGCACATGACGATATAGTTATTGCATTAGCGTTGGCTAACTATGCTACAAAACAATTTTCTGATACTTTTATAGATATTGATGGTAGTAGTCTTTTTAACCCCTCACCTACTCCCCAAAACATAGGAGGTGGAATTTATGGTATTAATTAAGGCTGATATTAATATTGAAGAAGTAGAAGAAAATCTTCAAGAAGTTAAAAGAATTCAAGACCAAAAGAAAGTTTTAGAAGAACAGGAAAAAGAACCTAAAGAAAAACTTGCTGAACAATTCAAAAAAGAATTTAATTCATGGTTATCAAACCAATATGGAAATGAAATAGATATTTTAAAAGACATTTCTAAAAATATGAATATTAATTTAACTGAAGCAACGGATTATATTCAAACATTCCCTATTGAACCTATTATTGTAGATAAAAATATTCCTGATATTGTTAAAGAACTTAGAGATATGAGAAGAAAATTTAAGGGAGAATCTAAATTAAAATTAACAAAAGGTATTGACCACTTAATTACAGCATATGAACACTATGTACAAAAATGTATAGATTCAGTATATTGGTTAAAACCATATCAATCTCCATTAAAATCTATGACTCTTAATGTATCTAAAATACAAAAATTACATTCAATTAAAGATGGTGAACAAAGAGAACAAATTGTAGAATTACTATGTAAGATGTGGGAAAGTGAATTAGAAAAATCAGAACTAAGTTATGGTACTGAATATACTAATCATAATAATATTATTAAAGACTGTAAAAAAGAAATAAGACAGATAATTAAAAATATTCCACACCAAGCAATTAGAAAATCTAAGAAAGAAATTATTGAATCACATGTAGTAGATATTATTTGTAAAAGTCCAGGTTTAACATCTAATGAAGTACATGCTAGATTACCTGAAGGATATAATAAAATATCTACTCCTCAATCAATTTCTAAAATGTTAAAGAAGGCTCAGGCTACTAAGATTGATAATCAATATTATTTAGTAAAAGATTTAATTAAGAAAGACCTTTATTCCTATGTTGCTGGTTTTATTGATTCTGATGGCTACATTACAATGGATTCTAATTATGCACCAAGAATAGGTATGATTGCAACAGGTAATAGAGGTAAAGCATTCTTTCAGGAACTTGAAGGGGAACTAAAATGTGGTAGATTACATTTAGACCAAAAGGTAGGAGAGAATAATAGAAGTCAACATAGACTTAATTTTTACAGTCAAGGAGATATAGGAAGTATCTTAGATAAGTGTATGCCTCACCTAAGAATGAAGAAAGCACAAGGGAAACTATTATTAGAGGCTATAAGAATCAAACAACAACACAAGAAGGCTGATTGGGCAAAACCTAGACTTCAAGAAATTTTTAAATTAATGAAATATGAAAATTGGAAAGATGCTAGAAACCCAACAGAATTTGAAAAATATGGTATTGACCCTGAAGTAGTAGTTAAATATCACGATAATTGTAAAATGACTTTGATGGATGAAATAGAAAGTGGTGTAGTATAATGGGATTAAGAGATTATTTAGGAAAATTTATTAGGAGAAAAACTCCTACACCGCATGATAAAGATATTTATAATTTAGGTATACAAGAAAAGCGTCACGCACAACATGTAATTGGACCTGTATTATACCATGTAGCCAATTCATCTACCGTTGTTAGAACTTGTATTACACAATTAAAGACTGAAATATTTAGAAGAGGGTATATTTGGGAGAAGGCTTTTGTAAAGAAGTGTAATAATTGTGGTACTGAATATGACAAAGAAGTAGAAGAATGTGCTAATTGTGGTAGTAAAAGTTTTAGAAAACCATCTATGCAACAAAAACATTATGCTGATAATTTCTTTGACGGATATGTAAATCAATCAGAACAAAGATTTATTGATGTACTAAAGGAATTAGAAACTG